TATGCTGACTATATTGCAGCTACTAAATGGATTCAAATTGATACAGAGATTGCTAATTTTCATTTCAATAATCTTAAAAATGGAATGACACCATCAGTATTCTTTGGATTTCCTGTTGGAGAAACAACAAATGAAGAACGAAAGCAAGTAGTAGATAGTTTAGATGAAAAATATACTGGAACTAATAATGCTTCAAAAGCTGTAGTAGCATTTTATGATGCCGAAGGTGATAAGAAACCAGAAGTAAAGATATTACAACTAAACAACGCTGATAAGCAATATGATTTATTGAATAAAACTACGTTACAACAAATTTTAGTTGGACATAAAATCACAAATGAAAATCTTGTTGGTATATCAACACCAGGTAAATTAGGTTCAACTAACGAACTATTACAGAGTTATGAATTATATTTTAACACTGTAGTAAAACCAGAACAACAAAAAGTTTTATCAGCATTTCAAAAGGTCATGCTAATAAATGGTATGAATGATATACAAATTATAAATAATAAACCATTAGATATTGAGTTTAGTGAAAGTATATTAAAGGAAATCTTAACACAAGATGAAATGCGTGAAATTATTGGATATGATGTTATTAAAGAAGATGAAGTAGTAATTGAAGATGAAACTTTAATAGGTGATGATGATGTTGAACCAGAAGAGGAATTAGAGAGCGAGCACTTCGCAGGAGTTAGAAGTATAGATAGAAATAATGCCGTATCAAGAATACCAAATGCTAATATGGAAGATAAATACCAATGGAAAATGAGATCAGCACCCGGAGAAAAAGAGATTTGTCCAGCATGTATATCTTGGAATGGTCAAGTAAAAACATTAGCAGACTGGATGAATAATGCTATACCTGGAACTCCAACTGGATTACAAATTGGACTATCAAAAACAAACTTTAAAACAAGTCCATATGGAACCTACTGCGGGTCAGAATGTAGATGTAGATTAGTAAGAGTAAAATAAAAAATAATTAAGAAAAAAATGGCAAATACAAGAGTTTATTTTATGTCAACCGATGATTTAAAATCTTACACAACTATAGATTATAATGTAGAAGATAAGTTACTTGAAATTAGTATCTATGATGCTCAACAAATTGATATACAAGCACAGATAGGAACAAGATTATATAAAGCATTAGAAACACAAATAATAGCTGATACATTAGCAGGAGATTATAAAATTTTATTGGATGATTATATCTTTAATGTTCTATTAAAATCGGCACAGAAAAGAGCTTTGATGTTCGTGTATGCTAAAATTAGAAATAAAGGAGTTCAAATACAAGATAGTGATAATTCAACTCCAGTCGATATAACTATATTAAATAAAATGCGTGATGAAATATCAAATGATTTTGAATATTTTTCAAATAAATTAAAGCAGTTCTTATGTGAATCTGATATACCAGAATATGATACATATAATCCTGATAGTTTAAGTTACTATACCGTGCCTGATAAAGATGATAGTTATTTTAGTGGTTTATATTTAGGTGACACTACACCAAGAGATTGGAGGAATGATAAATGAGTTTAGTAGCATTTGTATTAATAGTGTATGGGATCACTAATATATTAGTTAATGAAAGTATATTTAGAAAACAAATTGATTGGTTAAAAACTAAAAACCAGTTCTTGAATGATGTACTTTCATGCTCAACTTGTTTATCAACTTATATAGGCGTGGTTCTATTTTTGGTAGCACCTATAACACTTTCAGGTATATTCCTATTAGATATATTACTTGCTGGTTTATTATCATCAGGAGCAATAAATTTAATAGAACAAATTAAGAATAGAATGTTTGAATGAAGAAAAAACTTATGGATTTAATATATAACAATAGATAAAAAAGAAAGAGAAGAAGATGGCAGATCAAACAACATATCAAGTACTGAATAAAATGTCTGAGATTGCATTAAGTGGTGTAAATGAGTGCTTTATCGGTGATGCATGGGAGATTGAAGCTGTTGCTCGTAAATATCCATTGATGGTTTTAGATAACAACTTAAAGAACCACACGTGGCAAGCAGGAGTTATAAATATGAGGCTTGATATTTACATAATGGATTTAGTAAATGCAGATGAATCAAATGAACTTGAAGTTTTAAGTGATATGACTAATGTTGGTATTCAATATGTTAATCACTTAACAGATCATCTACCAGATTATAATTTTTACATCAGGAAAAATAATCAACAGACAATAACATTTCAAACATTCACAGAAAAATTTGATGATAAAGTTAGTGGTGTTAGATTTGAAGTAACGGTTAGTATTCCTGATGATGGAAATCAATGTGAAAGTATATTTAATATATAATGGATAGATTACAACTAAATAGAGTAACAAAAGTACTCAAACTATATGGTGATCGTATAGCTAATCTAATGAAAGATGAATTAGTTAGAAAAAAGAAGGTTGCTACTGGTAATCTTGCTAACGAAATTGAAAGTTATGTTGAGGAAGAAGATGATAGAGCATTTTTATATTTAGATGTACCAAGTTATGGTAAATTTATTGATTCAGGTAGAAAACCAGGTTCAAAATATCCACCAGTCAAATCTATTAGAGATTGGATTAAAGTTAAAGGTATTAAACCAAATAAAAGTAGAGGTGTTAGAACAGAAGAACAACTTATATTCCTGATTAGAAGAGCGATAGGAATAAGAGGAATAGATCCAGTTCCATTTTTAGATATATGGGACATACACACAGATGAACTTGAAGAATTAATAGAAGATGCTGCGGCTGAAGATGTTGAAGATGTAATCAATGCATTTGTTAAAGATTTTAATAAAAATAATAATTAAAGATGAGTATAGGACTTTTACAAGAACCATTAAAACTATCACCAATAGGCAACCCAGTACCAATAGTTGTAAGTAGTTCAAATTCAACAACTGCTGGTTTTAGATATAGAGTAGATTTAATCAATGATAGTGGTGATGATGAATTAGCAGTATGGGTTTATCCAGACACAAATAATGGACATTATGGAATATATGATTTTAGTAGAGTATTAAGTGATTTAATTGGTTCAAATCCTGAACATTGGGGCACAGATACTTGTATAGTTGATACAGAACAGATACTTAGTTACAATTATAGAGTAACAGAATATATAAATGCTACTTCTGGAGCTACTTTATCAGGTTCAACTGACTTTAATGTGTTTAGAGGTGTTAAACAATATGGAGATTACTGGGATATTGAAACTTATCTACCTAATACTACTGGTGATCCTGCATTATTCGCTTCAATTAGTCAGAAAAGAGAGTATAAATTGACAGAAACAGCAACAATTAATACATTTGAAGGTAGTTTTGGTACAATTTCATCAGAATGGGACACTATTGTAATAAATGTTTTTACAAGTTCATATGTAACACCATATCAAATACAAAAAGCGGCACCATCAGGAAGAGAAGTTGTCATTTTACCATTAGGACCTAAAAACATTAATGATATGGCTGCTACTGGTGTGGTACTAAATATGATAGGAGGAACAGGAGTGATAGATTTAGGACCTATAATTGATACTGATACTATTAAATATGATTTCTGTTTAGAGAGTAAAGGAGTAAGAGTTACTGAAAAACTGATAGTTAATGTTGATAATAGTTGTTATAAGCACGATGGTGTTGAGTTTTTATGGTTAGGGGAATTAGGAACATTTGAAAGTTATACTTTTAGAATGGCTGATTTAAAATCATTCAAGACAGCCAGAAATGAGGTAAAAAGTAATCATTATAGTATAAAAAGTAATCAATATACTTATAGTATAGGTGATAGAGGTAGAACCAATATAAATGTATCAACTACTGAAAGTCATTCTGCAATAAGTGGTTGGATAGGTGATGTTGAATCACAAGATATAATGGAACTCATATCAAGTCCAGAGGTTTATATTAAAAAAGGTGGTGAAATCTATCCTATTATAATTAAGAACACTGGTTATGATTTAAAGACAATTAGAAATGATAAGTTATTTAATTATACAATAAAGTTCGAAATGGCGTACGAAAAATTAAGCAACATTTAAAATGAATATATTAGCAGAGATATTAATAAAAGACGTTGGTACATTAGAGTTAAATAGCAAAGATGTTGAAGATTTTGGAATACCTTTAATTTTTACTATTGCAGATATAAAGAATTTTGGTTCAAGAAAATCGAGTTTTAGTAAAACTATTAAGGTACTTGGTTCAAAGAATAATAATAGAATATTTAATCATCTATACGAAATTAAAGGAGCGTATAATGATTTTGATATGACACTCAGACATAACTGTGTATTGATGGTAAATAAGACTGCTGTTATGGATGGATTTATGGCTTTAAGAAAAATTACAAAGGTATTAATTGGAAATAATTATGAAGTAGTTTATGAATTGAACTTATATTCTGAAGTTAAAACCTTTTTTGATTTAATAAGTGATAAAGATTTAATTGATTTAGATTATTCATCAGGATTTACATTTGGTGATATTGATTATGAAGTTGGTGATCATATCTTAACACCTAATTTAGTAGGTAATAGAATGCAAACGGAAACTACACCGAAACATGTTTATACATATCCGCTTGTTGATTATGGTTATGATGTAAATGGAACATATCCAATTGGTTTAACAACAGCTACAAATTTAATGTATCCAGCAGTTTATACCAAAGCGATTTTTGATAAGATTTTTTATGATGCAGGATATACTTATGAAAGTGATTATTTAAATGGTGAATCTTATTCAGGATTTTTTACAGAAATGGTTAATATTTACAATAAACAAACCGAATTTAAAAATCTTAATTTAATTCAAGCTAATAGTGATGGAGGTTTTACAACTGATAGTATAACAGGAGGACCTAATCCAAGAATATCACCAGGCTATCAATGTGTGATGAATGGAATAAATTATAATGGCTATACTATTGATTTGTTGTCTACATATGAAACTGAAGGAATTAGAATCCCTTATGAAGGTGATTATAGATTTAATTGGAGAATTGATGTTAGTGATGATGAAGGTGGTGAAGGTGAATTAGGTTGTCCTGGGACGGATTCAGTTTATAAAATAATGAGATATAGAGATGGAGCAACTGTAACAATAAAAAATTGGTCATCGTCGGATTTAGGTATGGGACTTGATTCACCTTCAAGTGTATATTATGAAGAAGAGTTTGATTTAATAGAATGTGAAATTGATGATATTTATTGGTTTAGATTAACAAGAGGAACTGTAGGTAGAGAAGATTATTATGGTGGTTGTGGACAAGACTTAGTTATAGATGTGACTTGTGATGGAACATCATTAGAACTGACTTATTTAAAAGAATTGAATGAAATATATTCAGGTGGAACAGCGAACATATATATTAACGAAATGTTACCAGAGATGTCGCAGATAGATTTTATTAAGAACCAGATTAAAATAGCTAACCTTTATATTTGGAGTAATGCTGAAGATCCTAAAAAATTATATATTGAACCAAGAGACAAGTTCTATCAACAAGGAGAAGTTAAGAATTGGGATAGAATGGTTGACTACAATAAAAAAATCACTATTCAAACATTAAATAATGATATTGCTGGTGAGATTAATTTCTTACTCGCAGAAGGAGAAGATTTTTATACAACTGAATATAGAGATATTTATGCTGAAAATTATGGAACAAAAATAGTTACTATCACAGGTAAAACTTTGAAAGACTCACAAACTATTGAATTAGATTACCAAAGTTATATAATGAAAAATGGTGCAAGAAAAATATATCCAGCTCTTTATGAAGAAAGTATGCACACTTGGTTTGAAGATAGAATGGAGTTAGAACCATTGATGGGATTTTTATATAGAGATACAGCCATATATAAACTTGGTAGATATTCTGGTTCTACAACAACTTATAATGATAGATTAACATCGGTACCATATGCTACACACGCAAGTATATTTGGTGGATTTTCATATGATTTAAATTATGAAACTAATAATGAAGAATTTACTTTAACTAATTATGATCCTAAAAGAGGATTATATAATATATTCTGGGAAAATTATACATTAAATATGATTAGTAGTGATTCAAGAGTTGTTACATATTATATTGATTTATCTTTAAGTGATATATTAAAATTAGATTTTAGAGACCAAATCTTTATTGATGGACAATTATACTTTTTAGAAAAAGTTGAGTACGATCCTTCAAATATAAATAGTAGTAAAGTTACATTATTAAAAGAAATAGCACCACTTGGTGATGGTAAATTTCCTGATGACTCTTGCTTCTTATTATTAAATGATTCAGGAGATTATATCTTAACCCACGAAGAAAGATTACCAATTAGAGATAGAATAATAATTTGTTAGAATAATTATTAACTAATTTATATATAAAGATAGAAAATAATAGATAAAAATGGATTCAAGAATAAGAAATTTAAATTATGAAAGTGCACCAACTGGCACAACTCAATTTGTAGTAGATGATGCAAGTTATACAGATGCTAAACGAACAACATTATTAGATGTAAAAGAATATGTTCTTGATGGTATAGATGCTAATGATGTATATACTACAGGAGTAACATTTGATATAAACACAGGAACTTTATTAAATAGTAGAAATGATGGTGGAACATTTTTTACTAACCTTGATGGTAGATATGCTTTAAGTGGTGA